CTAATGGTCTTGTGGCTCACGCTACATATCCGAAACTCAATGCTACTATCAGAAAAGAGTTTGAAGGCTGGTGTCCTAAGAGTTGGGTAAAGAGGAATGTAAATTCCAAAGATAACTTGATTGAGCTTAATAATGGGTCAATCATCAACTTCTCTTATATTGCTCAAGGAGGCAAGAACAATGAAAGTTCTACGTCCAACCTTCTTTCAGCCACATACGACTGGATCGTTATTGACCAAGTTGAAGACCCTGAGATTACAGAGAAGGATTTCTTAGACCTTCTCGGTAGACTTAGAGGACAAACAACTTATCAAGGCGAAGATCAAACAATGCCGACTACAGGTCCGCGTTGGATGATCCTTATGTGCAATCCTACACGAAATTGGGTGTTCAGAAAATTAATCAAGCCATTACAAGATTTGGCTGTTGGGTTACAGAACGATGATCTTCTTTTGGACGAAGATACAGGCAAACCTATGGTTGAGCTTTTTGAAGGCTCGACTTACGATAACAAAGAAAACCTTCCGGCTGACTTCATCAAAACACAGGAAGCTGCTTATAAAGGACAAATGCGAACCCGTTTCCTTTTGGGAGAGTGGGGGGCCTTTGAAGGTCTTGTTTATCCTCAGTATGATCCTGCTGTGCACTTGGTTAATCATGATGATCTTTTAGAGTATTATGAAGAGTGCAAAGAATTTACTAACATTCAAATTCTAGAAGCATATGATCATGGTATTGCTTCTCCTGCTTGTTATCTTTATGCATTTGCTGATCCATTCGGGAATACATTTATCCTTGATGGATTATACGAGAAAGAGCAAACAGTCTCTATGTTGAGTAGAGAAATTAAAACGATTAGGAAGCGGTATGATTTTGATCCCGTCGACGAGCATAAAATCCTTGCAGACCCTGCCGTCTTTAAAAGAACAACAGGATCAAGCAAGACTATTGGGACTACAACATCTGGTCTTTTTAAAGAGAATGGGATCAGAATGGAGCGAGCAAATAATGACATACTCAACGGTATTGCAAAAATCCAATCTTATTTAGAATACGACGCAATGCACAAGCATCCCATTACAGGTAATGTAAATGCACCGCATCTTTATATTTCAACTAAGCTTACTTTCTTCGATCACGAAATAGTTGATTACTATTGGAAGAAAGATAACGCAGGTGAATATGAAGATACACCAATGGATCGCAACGATCACGCAATGGACACCCTCAAGTATTTGTTGACGAAGCGCCCGCGTATTGCTACATTTAAGCCAGTAAGAATGCCGATCCCAAGACGCTATACACGCTGGTCTGAGCAAGACGGACCGAAACAACAAACTGATCGCAGGTCACACAGATATGGCTGAATTAGACCCTATTGAAGAGAACCCCAATCTAAAGCGTTCTCTCAAAGAAGGCGGCATTGTATCGGATACAGTTGAAGAGACTGGTCCGATTTATCGTGTGTTCAAGGGATCGAAAATTCCTGTCTCGAAAGCTACAGGTTCTCTTTGGCAATCAAGAGTAGATCAAGCTTCTTGTTCTAGAAAGGATGCAGAAGCTAATTGGTCAGAAGCTATTCGTTATTACGAGAATGATCAATCCTCGCATAGAAATGGCAACGAAGGCCGTGGAGGTAATCGAGCTTCGAGAAGATTAGGCGACGACAATTGGTCTGCGACAGAGAATATTGTGTTTTCAAATGCAGCTACAATGCTGCCCATGCTTTATTCTAAAAATCCTAGTGTAGAAGCTACTGCTACAAATGAAGCGGTTAATGCTCCATTTGCTAGAGCTTGCGAGAAATTGGTTAATACACTTTTCTCGATGAAAGAAGCTCCGGGGATTAATATTAAAAATAAAGCTCGTAGAGCAATTCTTGGTGCGTATCTTGCTAACTCCTGGTATTTAAAACTTGATTGGCAAAAGAAGGCAAATAGCAGAGACGAAGCCTTTGAAGAAATTGCTAAGCTGAGTGAGCAACTCAAAGATGCTAAGACAACAAAGCAGATTAAGAGCATTGAAGGTAAAATTAATGCGCTTGAGAACAAAGTTGATTTATTATCTCCCGCCGGTCCTACCATTTCTATTCGCAGCCCTTTTCGTATATATGTTGATCCTACATCGACAGAGCCCGATCATTCGGATGCTAATTGGATGATTGAAGAAGATCATATTCAAACTGATCTTCTTAATGCTCTTTATGGTAAGCCGGGAGAAGGTGACGAGACTGTTTCAGTTTATGAACCTACGCATGTAATCTCTGCATCGAAAGATAACAATTCTATCCAAGATGAAGTAAATAATTTCTCGTTGTTTAAGACAAGCGAAACGGCTAGTGCCGCAAGTTTTGGATATAAGAGTAATGCTGCTTTTAAGAAGGCGCAATACACGCGTGTGTTTTACGTTTGGGATAAAACGACACGACGTGTTCTTTTGTTTGCAGACAATAACTGGCATTGGCCTCTGTGGGTTTGGGATGATCCGTTAAAGCTTCTTCGCTTCTTCCCGTTCTATCGTCTTTGGTTCCATGAAACTCCCGAAGGTTCGCAGCCTAAAGGTGAAACGACGTATTATCTTGATCAACAAGACACGATCAACGATATCAACTCGACAATTCACCAAGCACGGAAATGGACAAAGAATAATATTTTCTACGATAAGAATGCAATTAAACAAGAAGATGTTGAAGCAGTTCTTACAGGTCCAGATGGCACAGCTAGAGGAATTGATTTACCGGAAGGTAGAACACTTCGTGATGTTTTATTCTCAGCCGCGCCTCCTGCATTAAACACGCCTGAGCTTCTTTCTACTGCTTCATCTATGGAAGCAATTAACCGTATCTCAGGTGTTTCTGCCGCACAACAAGGCGCACAATTTAAAACAAACACGACGAATAAAGCAGTAGATTTCTATCAAAACAACATTGACATTCGTGTTGATGATCGTATCGATGCAATTGAAGATTGGCTCGGAGATATTGCTTGGGGTCTTGTTCAGCTTTGTGCACAATATTGGTCTGTAGAAGAAGTTGCAGAATTAATTGGAGCAGATCAAGCGCAAGGATGGCGTCAAGTAACAAACACAAGAGAGCTTAGAAGCCTTCTTAGTGTTCGCATTATTGGTGGCTCCACAGATAAGCCTACTTCTAAAGTTAAGCAAGATCGTGCGCTAGCTCTTGGACAAATCGTTGGTCAATTTGCTTCTGCTGCTCCTGCTGCTGTAATTGTTATGCTCAAAGTTATGGAGAAGGCATTCGATGACTTCGATATTGCAGAAGAAGATTGGGCATTTATTAGACAGAGCATCGAAGCACAAATGGCTAATCAAGGAGGGACAGGCGCTAACGGTGCGGACGGAACACAATCGCAAACTGGTGCTAATCCCTCACCAGATCAAGCAGCACAGATAGAACAATTAGTTGCATCTTTACCGCCAGAAGCTAAAGTTGCTCTAGAAGAAATGATTGCTCAGGGTGTGCCTCCTGAACAAGCATTAGAACAAATCATGGCGCAAATTCAACAACCAACAGTCCAGTAAAGAGAGGTTACTATGGCTGATACTTTCCAAATTGCGGATCATCATTTTGAGAACGCTGGTATTGAACCTGATAAAGTCGAAGATCAAACGACAGGGGACAACAAAGGAACAGCGGACGAAAAAAATGAAGTTGATACTGAAAGCGGCAACGAGAACCCCGTCAAGGAACAACAGCAAGCTAAAGAGGCAGGAGATAAGAAACCTGCCGCTGATGCAAAAGATAGCGATGGCGGCGGAACAAACGATGGCAAGAAGGAAGAACCAAAAAAAGAAGAACCAAAGCCTAATCGTTCCGAAGCTGAACTAGACGAAGAAGGTCTTGCGGCTGTTCGTGAGGGTAAACCTACTCGTCCTGAAATTGCTCAGCGTTGGAGATATCAACGTGACACAGCACGACAAGAACGTGACGCTTCAAAAAGTGTTATATCTCGTTTAGAGCAAGAAAACAATTCTTATAAACAACAAGTTGAGGCTTATAAAGCTTCGACAACTGTTCTTGGCGAGTTACCTCCTGTTGAGGTTCCGCGTGCTATTCGTTTGTATAGTGCCCTCAAGACAAATCCCATCGCCACACTCAAACAAATGCTTGTGGAAGCGAAGGCAAACGGGCATAATATTGAAGGGATCGGAGAGGGTGTTGACACCGCTGCGATCAACGCATTGCTAGACCAAAGGTTAAAACCCTTTGAGCAGAATAAAGGAAGTCAAGATCAACCTAGGCCAGTCTCGGAGACGCCTACAGTTGATAATGACGATGATTTATTCTTACAAGCCTTCCCTGATGCACAAACGCATTTAGATATTATGGTTCAGATGCTGAACAAGAATATCGAAGATGTTAGAGCCGGTAAAGCTCAACGCATCATGGGAAATTCTGAATTATATTTCACCCTCAAGAATGCGGCTATTGCTCAGGGTTTTGATTTCTCTAAGCCATTACAGCCTCAGATTGATGCGCGCAAACAACAAGGTAATGTAACTCCGCCACAACAGAAAGTCGAAGAGAAGGGCGATCCTACTCCTAGATTAAATGGTCGCGGTGATGGAATTACAGAGCCTCTTATTTCAACTGGTGGTGTGGAAGAGAGTTTTGGGGATATCGTGAAGCGAGCCCTAGCTCAACACAAACCACAACAATGATTAGGTAAAGTAAATGGCAACACTCTCGACTGTGATTGCTTCTACACTTCAAGGATCGCGAAAGAAGCTAATGATGGCTTCGATCCGTTCCAATGCTCTAATGGCTTGGGCTTTTGCTTCGGACCGTGTTGAGTATGAAGATGGAGGCTATGACATTAGTAATCCGCTGATCGTCGGGCGGAACCCTAATGTCACTTCGTATGAATACTATGATCAACTCCCTGTCGCGCAGACTAGCGAATTCGCTACTGTTCGGTATCGTTGGTCACGTATTGCTGGTACTGTTATTATTTCGGATCAGGAAGAAGATGAAAACAAGGGCGACCTTGCTATCTTCAAACTGCTGACGAAAAAGATGGAAGTGCTGGAAGAAAGCATTAAAGAGAAATTCTCGGATTATCTCTATGGTGCTGGCGGTGGCGTTGACCCGCTCGGTCTTGCTTCGCTTATTCCAGACGATCCGACTACCGGAACGCTTGGCGGTGTTAACCGTGCTACAGAAACTCAGTGGAGAACATCTTCGTATGACTTCGCTGGTGGATTGAACGCGGGTAACATTGAAGAAGCCTTCGATGATATTATCATGGACTTGACGGTTAAAAACGACAAGCCTGATCTTATCCTTGCAGGTCGTAACATCTACAGAC